GGAGACCATTATGCCCCCGACCAATGATTTATACGACAATCAGTCGCCGCTAATCAAGGCGGCGCTTGACGTTGCGGCCGCCGGCCTGCCTGTTTTTCCAACGTGCGACAAGGTGCCGGCGTGGTCAAACGCCGAGCTGGGCGTCGGCCCCGGCCAAGGCGGCTACAAGGTGGCCGCGACCGACCCGGCGCGGGTGGTCGAGCTGTTCTCGCACCCCCGGGCAAAAGAGATCGCGGTGCCGATGGGCGCGATGTCCGGGCTGATGTGCGTCGATGTCGACTTGCACAAGGGCCCGCAGGTCCAGCAGTGGCTCGACGAGAACCACCGCTGGCTGATGGAGACGAGGACGCACTCGACGCGGTCGAAGGGCCTGCACTTCATCTTCCGCCACGCCGACGGCATCCGCTTCCCCGCGCAGCTCGCCGAGGGCGTCGACGTAAAGGCCGGCGGATCCGGCTATATCTGCTGGCCGGGCACTCCGGGCTACGAGGTCTTCGGCGACGTGCCGGTGTCCAAGTTTCCGCTCGACGTGCTGCGCGCCATCATGGTGAAGAAGGGCGGCAGCGGCGAGCTGACGGCCACGTCGTGGAACACCGCGACCGACGACGAGCTGGTCGAGCGCATCCGCACCGCCGAGGATCTGTACCCGGCGCTCCGCACCCTGTCGATGCGGCTGCCGGAGCGGCACAGGGACGGCAGGCTGTTGTCCCGTGACGAGCAGGTCGCCGTGCTGACCGCGCTGATGGACGCGTCGGAGGCTGCTGCCCCGGCGCACCCCCGGCACGAGGACTGGATCGACCGGCGCAGCAAGATCGAGGCGCTCGTCGACAGCGCGGCGGCGAAGCAGTCCGCCGATCTGGACGACGACGTGATCGAGGCACTGCTGGCGGAGAAGCCGCTGATGGAGGTGCCGAAGGCGCGCCCTATAGGGCCGCAGCGCGAGACGACGGCAGCCGACATCGAGGCCCGCGTTGCGGCACAAGAAGGGATCGAGACCATCACGGTCGAGGGTCTGCACCTTGAACGCCTGCCGGCGATCGACTGGCTGATCGAGGGCATGATCCCGGCCGGCGGGCTGACTTCGCTGGGCGGCACATCCAACGTCGGCAAGACGCGATGGTTGGCGGCGCTGGCCGTTACGCTGGCTGCCGGCTGCACAGAGAAGATGGGCCTGCCGCGTGCGGCTAACCCTGAGCCTACGCTGTGGATCGCGAACGAGGAGCACGTCTCCGACATCAAGCGCAGGCTGAAGGCCGCAGCCGTCGACATGGGGCTGACGCACAGCCTTGGCGTCTCGGTGCGCGGCAAGACCGAGGGCATGATGCGCCTGATCGCGTTGAACGAGCTGGGCACGCCCGAGATCGACGAGGACAACGTGGCCAAGATCGTCGGCTGGGTCCGCAGCACCGGCGCTCGGCTGGTGATCCTCGACCCGTACATCACGCTGTCCGACGCGATGGATGAGAACAGCGCAAACAGCGCTGCGATGCTGACCAAGGCGTTCCTGCTGATCACATCGATGACAGGCGCTGCCATCATGCACGCCCACCACACGCCGAAGGATCGCTCGAAGGACGCCGACTGGTACAGGGCGGACAGCAGCGCGTGGCGTGGATCCGGTGCGATCTACAGCGCGCTGGACTGCGGCTTCACGCTGGCCAACTGGATGCCAGCCGGCGGCAACGACCGCAAGGAGTGGCGCAGGAACACGCTGGACCAGAACCTCGGCAGGTGGATCGTGCTCGACACCGGCAAAATACGCGAGGGCAGCCCGCTGCAGCCCATTGTGTATGAGCTGCAGGGCTGCATACTGCCGGAGGGGTTCGAGATCGGCGTCTGCCACCTGAGCAGCAAGGAGGACGCGCTGAACTCGATGTCGGTGTCGGGCGGGGACGCAGTGCTGGCGCTGCATCTGGCGGAGCAGATCATCGGCATCTGCGGCTACGGTGACCACGGTGCGTCAGATGTCCACGATAGTATGAGGGACGACGACGGCTGGCCGAGCAGCGCAGACAGGATGCCGTCTGGCTTGATGGAGCGGCTGTACGACATGTTCCAGCAGCCTGTTACCACCAGCGTCGGGACTGTCGAGCTGGTCCTCGACGAGCGTAAGAGAACGACGGGGAGGTGGACGTTCAAATGCCGACAGATCTGACACGCCAGCTTGCATGCAGGCCAACATGCAAGCTGGGCACTTGCACGCACTCAAACCCGCAGAAATCTGCGGAAAACTGCTTGAACGTGCAAGTTGGCCCTGCAAGTGCGTGCAAGCTGGCTTATGTCGTTGATATCGCTGCAAAAAACTTGCTTGCATGCTTGCACGCCCCTATAGGGGCTATGCTATTGGCATGCAAGCCCCATAGGAGGCTTGCTAATGCCCAACCGAAATAAGCAACGAGGGTACGAACTGGAGCGGGAGACCGTGCTGTTCTGGGAGGATGCCGGCGCTGAGGTCCGGCGAGTATTCGGGAGCGGCGCGTTCAAAGCGGCCGGCGAGGATCTGGAGGGCGACATCAAGCTGGGCCCTTACACTGTAGAGGCAAAACGTAAGAAGACCGGTTACAAGTTCCTGTACGATGCGCTGGATCAGGACGGCGCTGATCTGCTGGTCGTCAGGCAAGACAGATCGAGGCGTCTGTATCTGTTGGAGGAGAAGACGTTGCTCGACTTGATGCGCCGCGCTGGGTTATTATCTGAAACCTAAACTAGGTGATTTTAGTATGGCGAACACAACGGGAAAGAAGTTCGGCGGGCGCAAGAAGGGCACGCCTAACAAGACGACGCGAGACATGAAATCTGCCATCATGGAGGCCTTCGAGCGCGCAGGTGGCGTGGACTACCTGCACATGTTGGCCAACGACGAGCCGCGCACTTTTGCCACGCTGCTGGCCAAGGTGATGCCGAGCGAGAACATCAACGAGAACCGCAACATCGACGTGAACGCGTTGACCGACAGGCTGCAGGCTGGCCGTGATCGTGTTGCGCGGCTCCGCGTTGTAGGAGACGAATGATGCCAGTGACGAAGACGACGAAGGACGGCAAGACCGCCTACAAGTGGGGCAAGTCGGGCAAGGCTTACGGCGACAAGGGCAAGGCCGAGAAGCAGGGCCGGGCCATCGAGGCCTCGAAGAAGAAGCGGGTGAAGTATGGCAAGTAAGCCGGGGCTCTACGAGAACATCAGGCGCAAGCGGGTCCGCATCAAAGAGGGCAGCGGCGAGAAGATGCGTAAGCCGGGCGAGCCCGGAGCGCCGACTGCTCAGGCGTTCAAGGACAGCGCGAAGAAGAAGCGGGTGCGTCGTGGCTAAGCCGGCGAAGGGCAAGGCTCGCGTCAAGATCACCGCGAGCGGCAAGAAGGTCAGCTACGGCCAAGCCGGGCAGGCCAAGGGCGGCGGGCCGAGGGTCAAGCCGGGCACGTCGAAGGGCGACGCCTACTGCGCCCGGAGCGCCGGCCAGATGAAGGACCACCCGAAGGCTGCCCGAGATCCCAACTCTCCGCTGCGCCTGTCGCGCAAGCGGTGGAAGTGTAAGGGCACGAGGTCAGCGGCATGAACCGAGACGAATACGCCAGAAGCGCGCACCCCCACTCCCGTCCGGTGCCTCACCTGTGGGGCAAGCCGGCACCGGGAGCTGGCCGGATGCGTATCTGCACCCATTGCGGGGCCAAGGAGCTGTCCACCAGCAGCGATCCTGAGCACCCGGCCTACGCCTGCAGCGGCCCAGCGCCCGTCGCGCACCGGCCCACCGAGGCCGACTATGAGCCTATTTGATGACATGTTCGACGAGTACGAGCTGGACGACGGCTGCCGCACCAACTGGCTGGTGGCCCCGATGGTCTCGCTGGACCCGGGCGAGATCGAGCGTGCGTTCGACGACGCGCTGGAGTTCATCCAAGAGGAGCTGGGGGACGCCGGCGAGCGCTGCAGCGTGCTGATCTGGGAGAAGACCGTCCTGTTCGCTGTCTGCTCCGAGACCGGCCGCGCCATCCGCTCCTCCGGGCTCGGCTGGGTGCCGTGCGCTTGCCCCACCTTGGCCAGCGGCCGATGCTGAGGCGGCGTCAGTCCCGCGAGATGGCCTTCTGCGAGGCCCTCACGAACAGCGTGGTCGGCATCGCGGTGTCGTGGGTCTTCACCTTCACCGCCCTGCCGCTGCTCGGTCTGGAGCCGACGGCGGCCGACGCGACCATCATCACGGCGTGCTACTTCGTGCTGTCGGTGGTCAGGTCGTACCTACTCCGCAGGCTGTTCGATGTCCTCTGACACCGAGCTGGCCGACGCCATCGCCGACTTCTACGCCGATCCGCTGGGCCACGTCCTGTTCAGCTACCCGTGGGGCGAGGGGCAGCTCGCCGGGTTCGAGGGGCCCGACGACTGGGCCCGGGCCTTCCTGACCGATCTGGGGGCCGAGGTCAGGCGGCGCGGCTTCGACGGCAGGACGGCGGTCGACCCCATCCAGTTCAGCACGGCCAGCGGCCACGGTATCGGCAAGTCCGCCCTGACGGCGTGGCTGGTCAGGTGGATCATGGACACCCGTCCGTTCAGCAAGGGCATCGTGACGGCGAACACGTCGGAGCAGCTCCGCACGAAGACGTGGGCCGAGCTGGCCAAGTGGCACCACATGGGGATCACGAAGCACTGGTACCACCTGAACAGCGGCGGCGGCTCGATGAACATGTACCACCTCGACCACCGCGAGACGTGGCGGGTCGACGCCCAGACCTGCCGCGAGGAGAACAGCGAGGCGTTCGCCGGGCTGCACGCCGCGCAGGCCACGCCGTTCTACATCTTCGACGAGGCGTCCGCCGTGCCCGACAAGATCTTCGAGGTCCGCGAGGGCGGCCTGACCGACGGCGAGCCGATGACGTTTGACTTCGGCAACCCGACGAGGAACACGGGCCGGTTCTTCGAGAACATGCAGGGCCGGTTCCGGCACCGCTACATCCGGCGGCACATCGACAGCCGGGACGTGAAGATCACCAACAAGCGGCTGTTCGAGGAATGGATCAAGGACTACGGCATCGACAGCGACTTCGTGAAGGTCCGCGTGCTCGGACAGTTCCCCTCGGCCGGTGAGCTGCAGTTTATCGCCACGGCCGACGTTCGCGGCTGCGTCGGGCTGGAGGTCGCAGTGCAGCCCCACGACCCGCTGGTCATGGGGGTCGACGTGGCGCGGTTCGGCAGCGACCAGAGCGTGATCTACCTGCGGCAGGGGCGGGACGCCGAGAGCCAAGGCGTCCACACCTTCCGAGGCGTGGACACCATGACGCTGGCATCGAAGGTCGCCGAGATCGCCAAGCAGAAGGCCCCGGACGCCATCTTCATCGACGGTGGCGGCGTGGGCGGCGGTGTCGTCGACCGGTGTCGGCAGCTCGGGCTCGACGTGATCGAGGTCAACTTCGGCGGCAAGGCGACCCAGCCGGGCTACGCCAACCTCCGCGCGCAGATGTGGGGCAACCTGAGGGACGCCATCAAGGACGGCATCCGGCTGCCCGACGATCCCGATCTGGCCAGCGACCTGACGGGGCTGGAGTACGGTTACACGCTGCGTAACGAGCTGAAGCTGGAGAGCAAGGAGGACGCGAAGAAGCGGGGGCTGCCCTCGCCGGACTTGGCGGACGCGCTGGCGCTGACTTACGTCTTCCCCGTATACCCCTCCCGGATGGGTTTCCAAGCATCTCAGCAGGCAACCACGGCCGAGTATGATCCCTTCTCAGGCTAACAAAATTGGTGTATAGAGTAATTTTGTTTCTCAGGAGTTGTTGTGGACGGTCTGATAATTTTCTCTGCGGACAACAAGCACCCGTGGGCATGGCTGCTTAACAGGCAGGTCAGTCATGTCTGGTGCGCGCTGAGGGATGAGGACCGTGGGGTATGGGTCAGCTTCAACGGGCATCAGGGCATCCCGATTGTGCAGGTCGAGGCTGGCGCGGATTTTGACCTTGCCACCTACTACGAGGAGCAGGGCTACAAGGTGATACAAGTCCAACGCGGCACCGAGCCGTCCTACAGCCCGCTGGTGCTCAACAACTGCGTTGGATACGTCAAGGTCGTCATGGCCATCAAATGCTGGGCGGTCACCCCCTACGGGCTGTACCGACACCTGACAAAGGAGCTTGCCCGATGAAACGTCTATTCACTGTCCCCGGTTTTACCTCGTCAACGCCGACCCCGCCGCCCCCGCCGCCCCCGCCGCCTGAGCCCCCGAAGAAGGCCGACGCCGCAGTGCAGCAGGCTCGCACCGACGAGCGCCGCCGTCAGCGCCAGCAGGCCGGGATGGGCGGGACCATTCAGACCTTGGGCGGCACCCCCGCCGCGACGACCCAAAAGACTTTGCTGGGTAACTGATCATGGCGCACATGGGCAACAAGGACGCGGGCGGCACACTGATGAACGACCCGTTCGCCGAGGAGGAAGAGTACCTCCCGACCATCTACTTGGGCCGGGAGCAGATCGCCGCGCTGGGTGACATTGGTTCCCCCGGCGACACGCGGGAGATCCACTGCAAGGTCCGCGTTGCCACGGTGACGCAGAGCCGTGGTGACGCGTCGGCCACGCTGGAGATCCTCGAAATGGAGTTCATGGAGAACGACAACGACGCTGCCGAGCGCATGTACCCGACGATGAAGGAGTAGCGACATGCCGCTGCCCAGTGTCGACAATCTGCACACCACGATCCCGCTGAAGGGCAAGAAGTCCGCGCTCTACCGCCGATATGTGAAGCTGGAGAACGACCGCTCGTCGTTCCGGTCTCACTGGATGGAGATCAGCGACTACATCGCCCCGCGCCGTGGCCGGTACCTGATCGAGGGCCAGAATAGTCGCGGCCGCAAACGGACCACCAAGATTATCGACAGCACTGGCACGCAGGCCCTGCGGGTCATGGCGGCCGGTCTGATGTCCGGCATGACATCCCCGGCGCGGCCGTGGCACCGGCGCAAGGTGAGAGACGACCTGATGGACAACGGCGACGTGCGCCGCTGGCTGTCTCAGGTCGAGATGATCGAGCGGTCCATCCTGCACAAGTCGAACTTCTACAATTCGATCTACACGGTCTACACGGAGCTGGGCGCGTTCGGCACCGCCCCCCTCTACCGTCAGCCGTCGTTCGACGACGTGATCCGGTTCCGGCCGTTCACTGCCGGCGAGTATGTGATCGCCGAAAACGATCAGGGCGTCGTCGACACGCTTGGCCGGCACTTCACCATGACCGTCGGCCAGATCGTGCAGAAGTTCGTGCACGATCCCGACACCGGAGCTATGGACTGGGGCGGCGTGAGCAAGGCGACCCGCCGGCTGTGGGACCAGAGCAACTACGACGAGCTTGTTGAAGTGCTGCACGTCATCGAGCCCCGGCTGATGGGAGAGCGGGACTACGGCAAGGACGATAACCTGAACATGCCGTTCAAGAGCTGCTACTTCGAGCTGGCGTCCGAAAGCGACGAGCTGCTCATGGAGAGCGGCTACCGCAAGTTCCCCGCCTATGTGCCCCGCTGGGACGTTCTCAGCGGCGACGTGTACGGACGTTGTCCGGGCATGGACACTCTGGGCGACATCAAGCAGTTGCAGCACCAGCAGAAGCGCAAGGCGCAGGCCATCGACAAGATGGTCAACCCGCCGATGGTTGCGCCCACCAGCCTGAAGGGCAAGCCGTCCACGGTGCTCCCGGGCCAGACGACCTATGTGGATCCGATGCAGGGCGGGCAGGGCTTTGCCCCGGCGTATCAGGTGCAGCCCCGGATCAACGAGCTGCAGGTGGATATTGCCGAGGTTCAGCAGCGCATCCAGCGCGGCTTCTACGCTGACCTCTTTGCGATGATGATCAACTCCGACCGCCGGCAGATGACCGCCACCGAGGTGGTCGAACGCCACGAAGAGAAACTCGTGCTGCTGGGCCCTGTGCTCCAACGTATTAACGTAGAGCTGTTGGACCCCCTGCTCGATGACGTGTTCGAGTACGCCTTGGAGGCCGGTCTCCTCCCGGAGCCTCCCGAGGCACTGGCGGGTGAGGAGCTTGAGGTCGAGTATATCTCGCTTCTCGCACAGGCCCAGCAGGCTGTTGCCGCCTCCAGTCTCGAACGTGTCATGGGCTTTGCCGGCAACCTTGTTGCCGTGTTCCCGGAGATCGTCGACGGCATCGACAGCGACGAGGCCCTCCGGCAGTACGCCAACATCCTCGGCACCAGCCCGGATGTCATCATCTCCGACGACGAACTACAGGCCAAGCGGCAGGCTCGCGCCGAAGAGCAGCAGCAGATGCAGGCCATGCAGCAGGCCGGCCAGCTCGCTCAGGGGGCCAAGATCCTGTCCGAGACGGACACTCAGAACCCCAACGCGCTCACTGACCTTCTGGGCACCGGAGCCAGCGTAGTATGACGTATGACGCCAGCGACCCGGAGGCCGTAGCCAAGGCTAGGAAAAACGAGGAAGACGTTGAGAAGGACATTGATTTTATTGCTTCTCAGCCTCGCGGGCGTCGTTGGCTGTATCGACTTATTTTTGAGGCGGGTCACATGTCGTCTCAGAGCTATGTCCCCGCTAGCTTTGACGCGACGGCTTTTAACGAGGGCGCTAGATCGATTGGGCGGGTAATCCACGAGCAGCTCAGGGCTAACAACCCGAAGGCGTACTTGAAGATGCTGGAGGAGAACCACTTCGATGGTTAACCCGACGCACATATATCCGCCGACGACGGAGCCGGGGCCGTTCAACCTGAACCGGTATGCCCGCGTTGGTCTGCACGAACGGAGAGACGGCGCGTTCGTTAACGCTGCCCCGGCGTCCCCACTCCCGGTATCCGAGCAGATATCCAACTCGGCCATCGCTGATGGGTTAGTGGCTGGCACGAAGTTTATTTACAAGTTCGGCTTTAACCCTGACATCAACGGAACCGAGGAGACGCTGTGGTCTAATGGGGGTATTTATGTGTACCCCACCACCGCCGCCCGTATGTATGTCAACAGCACTTCTTCCAACGACACGGCCGGGGGCACTGGCGTTCGGTCTATACGAGTATTCGGATTGGACGCTAACTACAACGAGGTCTCCGAAGACTTAGCGATGACGGGTCAGTCGCAGACCCTCACGGCCAACACCTACATCAGGGTGTACCGGGCCTACGCCCTCACTGCGGGCAGCTTGGGTACAGCCGAAGGGTCTATCTATATCGCTAACGGTGCTGGTCTGGACGGCCAGCTTATTCCGACTGGAGACATCCTCGCTAATCTAGGCACCGACAACCAGACGCAGTTGGCGCTTTGGACCGTCCCGGCAGGCTACACTTTTTACCTCTCTCAGGTGGACTTCACGGCTGCTGTGTCGTTGGCTAACACATATATGACCACAAAGCTGAGCGTGCGAGAGTTTGGCGGGGTATTCAGAACACTGTTCGTCAATGTTCTGCAGAGCGGCACCTACGTCACGGATATCCAGATCCCGCTACCGTTACCGGAAAAGACTGACATTGAGTGCCGCGCATCCAGCAGCGGCAACAACAACCCAGTATCTGCCAGCTTCGCTGGCATCTACACACTGAACACGCCGTAGAGGAGATGGATATGGCTGACGAAGACGTAGTTACTGAAGAGCAGGTCGAGGAGCAGGTAGAGGGGCCTGCTGCTGAGGAGACGGCCGAAGAACAAGTCGCTGCTGAGGAGAGCGGCGAGAGGGAATCCAAGACCCTGCTGTCGGGTGACGAGGGCAACGGAGACGGCGATGAACAGTCCACCGGGGCACCGGAGGAATACGAGTTCACGCCACCAGATGGGCTGGAGATTGATCCTGAGAAACTTGAGGTTTTCGGCGAGTACGCCCACAGCCTTGGCCTTTCGCAGGACCAGTTTCAGAAGCTCATTGAGTACGACATCGAGCGTTCTGCAAACGCGCAGAGGTCGATGGCGGAGGCTTACGGCGAGCGTATTTCGTCTTGGGCTGACGCGACTAAGGTTGACAAGGAACTCGGCGGCGAGAAGCTGAGCGAGAACCTTGGTCTGGCTAAGAAGGCTATGGAGAAGTATGCCAGCCCCGCGCTGGCTAAACTGATCGACAGCCCCTCAGCCAACAACCCTGACGGGCTGGGCCTCGGCAATCACCCCGAGGTTATCCGCCTGTTCTACCGTGTGGGTAAGGCCATCTCTGAGAGCGAGCTGATTACCGGAGATACGAAAGCCGAAGTCGGCAACCGATACGAGAGGATCTACCCCACTATGTTCAAACCAGCTGAGTAAAGGAGCTAATTATGGCAGTCCTCGGCACCTCTAACCCGACGCTCGCTGACCTCGCTAAGGTCACTGATCCCGACGGGTCCATCGCTGACGTTGTGGAAATCCTCAACGCCACGAACGAAATCCTCATGGACATGACCTTCCTTGAGGGCAACCTGACGACCGGTCACCGCACCTCGATCCGCTCGGGTCTTCCGACCCCGACGTGGCGCAAACTCTACGGCGGCGTCCAGCCGACGAAGAGCCGTGCGGTGCAAGTCACTGACAATACGGGCATGATGGAAGACTACTCGGAAGTGGACAAGGCGCTGGTCGATATGGCCGGCAACCCTGCCGCTTTCCGTCTTCAGGAAGACCGTCCGCACATCGAAGGCATGAATCAGGAGTTCGCCTCCACCCTGTTCTACGGTGATGAAAGCACTGCGCCGGAAGAGTTCACCGGTCTGGCTGCTCGCTACAACAGCCTCTCGGCTGAAAACGGCGACAACATCATCAACGGCGCTGGGTCAGGCTCTGACAATGCCTCCATCTGGCTGATCTGCTGGGGCCCGAATACCTGCCACGGCATCATCCCGAAGGGCTCGAAGGCCGGCGTCCAGCAGCGCGATCTTGGTGAAGTCACCATCGAGAACGCTGACGGCAACAACGGCCGTATGCAGGCGTACCGCACGCACTATCGCTGGGACGTGGGCCTCTCTGTCCGCGACTGGCGCTATGTCGTACGCATCGCCAACATCGACCGTTCGCTGCTCACGTCCGACATCTCGACGGGCGCTGACCTGAACGACCTCATGCATCAGGCGTGGACGGAACTGCCGAGCACCTCGGCTGGCCGTTGCGCGTGGTACATGGACAAGCAGCTCATGTCGTTCCTGCGTCGTCAGACCTCGAACGCCGTGCAGAACTCGACCCTGTCTGTCGACATGGTCGGCGGTACGATGCAGACCTCGTGGGGCGGCATTCCGATCCGTCGTTGCGATGCGCTTCGTACCAACGAAGCCACCGTCTCCTAACCTTAGAAGGAAGGAAATATCGCCATGATTATGGACGAACTTCTTGAGTTTGCGGATGCCACCGCGCTCAGCACTGCCGGGACGGGCCTCGCGGCCGTCGGTAATGTTATCGATCTCGGCGCTACGCCGCAGGATCTTGGCAACGGCCGTCAGATGTATCTGGTCATTCAGGTGGATACTGCGGTTACTTCTGCTGGCTCGGCGACTGTGTCGTTCCAGCTTGTCTCCGATGGCACTTCGACCCTCGCGGCGAATGGCACGGAGACGCTGCACTACGCCAGCGCCGCTATCCCGAAGGCGTCTCTGGTCGCCGGCTACGAGATCGTCGTTGCCGTTCCTCTGGAAGGCTCCATCGCTTACGAGCGGTATCTGGGCGTCCAGCAGAACGTCGGCACCGCCGCTCTTACCGCTGGTAAGATCAACGCGTTCCTGACCTTCGATCCGAAGGGCTGGAAAGCGTATCCGGACGCGGCTAACTAATAGGCCGCTGGGAGGGGGCTGCTTCGGCGGCCCCCTCTACTGGCATGTAACAGAGGAGACAAGATATGCCTAAAGTTGTGTTCAAAGAGGACTTTTTTGACGGCAGCAAACGCTACCGCAAGGGCGACACATACGACGTCGCAGACAATGTCGTGCTTCCGAAGTATGATGTCGAAAGTATCGACGGCAAGCCATACGGCCGCCCGAGGCGCGACTACAAACCGACGCCGGATACCAAGCGGTCTAAGGCTGCCAGAGCCGGGGATTAAGTCATGGCAAGCAAGGTCCAAATCGCGAAGCTGGCCCTCCAGCACATTGGGGATAGGTACGATATCAGCGATATCAACGAAGCCACCCCCGAGGCTGAGCAGGTCAACCTTCTTTTTGACGACACGCGAGATGCCTTGCTGCGCCAGCACCCGTGGGCGTTTGCCACCAAGTACACAAACCCGGCTGCCCTGTCCGGGACCGTTCCGGGTCATTGGACCTATATGTTCCTCTATCCTACGGACTGCGTCCGTTTGCTGGGTATCGTTAACCCGCTCGGCAAGGACCAGCCCAAGGTCAAGTTCGAGGTGGCGCGCAACTCGTCTGGTAAGCGCGTCATTCTCTCCGATCTGGAGGAGCCCGAAATCTACTACACCATGCGTGTCGAGGACACGGCCGACTACGATCCAGAGTTCGTGATGGCCTTCTCCTACACTCTGGCAGCCCGTCTGGTGATGCCGTTGATCGGGGAGCGGTCGATTGCCGCTGACTTGTACCAGCAGGCGCAGGCCGTGTTGAACAGCGCGTGGGAGACCGACAGCAACGAGGGCGTAGAGGAGGCTATCCCCGACGCTGAGTGGATCCGGGCG